ATTGAAGCCTCTAATGATATATTAGACTTTTCAACTTGATTGTTGCTTATTTTAGTCCTATTTTGCGCTTGTGTGTATTTCTCTAATTGTATTTGCAATCTTGCGTAAGAAGCCTCTTGCTGTAATAATTTAGCGTTTAAATCCTTAATAGCGCTATCTGAACCGCTAGGAGTGTTAATTTTAGACATTTTTTGTCCTATTACATCGACATTCTTAATCATAAGTAATAGTTCATCATTACCTTTTTTTAAGTCTGCAAGTGCGCTAGGTGAAAGGAACTCAATAAATTCTGCCATTATTTCTTTTTCTTTTGTTGTTCAACAACTTTATTTGCTAGTTTTTCTAAGGTAACATAAACCGCTAATGTCATATTTTCTTTTAATAATGAATTACTTTGTAAAACATTACTTAATACTCCTATACTTTCGTAATAATCAAAATTCTTTGATTTACTATTTTTAATTAAACTATCGTAATGACTTTTTAAAGGATTCAAATCATTCTCTAAAATACCAATTTCAATAGTTAATACCTTTTGGACTTCATCAATAAAAGGTTTTGTTTTGTCAATTTCTATATTATAAACCTCTTTAATGGTTTCAATAAAATCTAACCTCATTTGCTCGGTTGTTTTATTAGCATAATAGAAATATAAACTTTGTTTTAAAACAGCTATTTTATACTCGATATAAGCAATATCTTTAGTCACTTTCAAATATTCATTTGCCTCTGGGTTATCTGATTTAAGGAAAAATTCATCGTAAATACTAATAAAAACTTCTTCTAATCCTTTTTCGCTTGGTTTAGGTTTAAGCAGCTGATAGTTCTTTGATTCTAATATTTCAAAGAATGTTTTAGCTGGGATTGTTTCTATTGAGTTGTACTTAGGCAATTTTATACTGTTTTTTAATTTGAAATATCATTGTATATCTGTAAATGTCTTTTTGTCTTTTATCAAACCATTCTTGATTTAATCCTAAAATATCTAAACCGTACTTGCCAACTAAATTATAATTATCAGTCCATCCAAATAAATAACCGTTTGGTTCGCTTCCAATATGAACAAATAAACTTCTTGCTGTTCTCCAAGTATAAAGCAAATCGACGTAACCATCTGCTAGTGGATTTTGTGCTAATTTTATTTCTCTATACTCTGGGTCTCGATACGTTCCTATTCTACTGCCATCGGGTCTAACACCTTGCTCAAACTCCTTTATCTTTTCCGCTTTTAACTTTTCGTTGTCGCTTAACACTATTTCGTTTATCATTTGACGTAGTGTTGACTGATTCAATAACGGTATCAATCTCTTTTGGTATTCCTTTGCCGATATTGCCATTTGTTCCGCAATTTAAACATTGTTTGTCGTTATTCTCTGGAATGTTACTCAAAAACTCATCAATCAAATCATCATTTTTCTGATTAGTATTTTTTTTTATCCATTCAACTTGATTTAAAATAGGTAGAGACTTGAATTGTTCCGCATCGCTTCCAAAAATATGTTTTCCGAATATTTCCATAATCTTATAATTTAAAAAAGGCAACCAAATTTAATTGATTGCCTTCTCATTCCTATACTACAAATGTAGTGAATTATTTTAACTATGCAACTGGCGTAATAGCAGAGGTGGCTCCCTTATAATATTTAGAGCCTATTTTCGCTACTGCAATAGTATTTGTAGAATCGTACAACGAAACTACAATACTTGAACTAGTCGTAATAGTTGCTGTCGGTTCATATTCATACTCTTCGGTTGTTGCGTTATACGTTAATGACAAAGCCGTAATAGTATCTGAAACGCCATCTACATAACTTTTTAAATTAGCAATAGCAATACCGCCCAAAACACTCGCTCCATTCATTGCGTATTTAGCTTTGAAGTAAACTTTACCATCTGAAACATCTGCACGCCCAGTCATTACAATATCAGTAATAGGAAACAAATTGTTTGCATTGAATCCTAAAACTGATTTATCAATAACTGCCGTGTTAAGGTTGTATTCATCAGTAGAAGTAAGTTGTACTACTGTGTTTACATAACCGCTTACTGAACCGTCAGTATGCATAAATGTACCGGTATTTAACATTCCTAAAGAATAACCGCTAAACGTATTACCATCCAAAGCACCCGCAATACTTCCGTCTTCAAATACTAACAAAAGTTTGTAAGATTGAAAGCTATTCATTGAATACAATGCACGTGCGTACGCCCATCCTTTTAAGAACTTGAAAGTAAACATTGGTAATCCGTTACGAACTACTGACATAATACCTCCTTGATATTCCTCTGTAGTTGGCTCTGGTGTACCGTTCACTACTTCAACCGCTCCAAGTATTGGTATAAATGTACCGTCTTGAATAAGGTCGTTAACAGTAGCTTGGTCGATTGTTCCGCTTGTTGTGTCAATTGTCCAATCAGGCGCAACTGCAATCATACCTGTTATTCTACCGTTGTTAATAACACAATCTGGAACTCCTAAGTTCTTTGTAGTGTTGTTACAATTTTTTTGATTTATTAAAACCATAATTTTTTATTTTTTAATTGTTAAAATCTATTTGTTGAACACAACTTGATACACCGCTAAACGTTAAATCTATATCTAAAACAATCGCATTGCAGATGTAAACTAAACTTTTATCTACCTCACGCATTGAGTAATTTTTTACCCTTTGTGAGTTAAAATTATTATCGTTTATTCTACTTATTCCGCTTTGCTGAAATGCTTTTAATAAATTGTCGCATATAGGTTGTAATATCAATTTGTAATCGTATTCGTGTTGGTATGGGTTAAACTCAGTTGGCGCTTGGCTTTCGTGTAAGATTACTATTCTAGCATTTCTTTGTACGCTTGGTTCTCTTAAATCATTCTTGTCTTGACCTTCAACAAGCCAAATCAAAGGAAAGCTTAGTTTTCCATTCAAAGTAAGATAATTTGCCAAAACAGTTTCAGTTCCCCAATCAAACTTAATAGAAGATGAAATACTTCCAACTGTAATGCTAGGTAATGCCTCAACTAATCTAGCTAATTGGTCTTCAAAAACTATCATATTCCGAATGAGTTTTGCGTTTCGTAAATCAAAAATTTAGCTATATCTACATCAGGAAAATCAGCTGCTTTGTCTACTAAATATTTATACAGACTTACATTAATACTATCCTGATTACCAAACCAATCAATAAAAATACCATCTACAATAGGCTCTTTTAAATAACCGCCTTGATATTGTTTAATAAAGTTTGCGTTTGCATTAGCTATTTTGTATTTAGGACTTATTAATACTGATTTCTCTGGGTTGCCTTGTGTGTTGCCAACTCCTGTTAATCGTTCGTTTGATTGAACTAAAAACTGTTCCAATATTCGATAAGCAATCAAAGAATAATCATAATTCAAACCATTCCAAACTTTATCATCGTACTCGTCCCCTTGTACCAACTTTTTATAAGAAGCGTATAGCGGATCATCAATATCCGCTAACGCTAATTGAAGTTCATTGTAAGTTGTTAAACCTAATGCATTCAATAAAATTGACTTCTCTACTTTCTGACATAACAAAGTTAACTCCTGTTGTGTGTTTGGAGTTTGTAAGCTAGGATTAGCAACTACCATTTCGACACTCAAAGGAATGTTTAATTCATTAGCTTTTTGAAAGTATGTTACATCAATTATTTGAGGCATTATTTTTCTTTTTTAGATTTAACTTCTTTAGCTTTTTCTTCTGTATATTTTGCTACTTTATCAACGTGAACTAATTGACTTGCGAGTTGTTTATCACAAAGCCAATTATCGCCTTTCTTTTTAGTAGCGAAGTCTTCTGTAAAAACAACTTCAACTTTCATATTACGTTGCTAAAGTTGTTAACGCTGCGCTAATAGAAGTTACTTTTGCAAAACCACCTTTATCAGCAGCTCTAATTAAGAAAGCTAAACGTTTTCTTGCTTTCAAAGTCATTTCATCCTCTACAAATTGAGTTCCTGAATAACCTTTAGAAATTTCAATACCCGCTTTTTCGTAGATTCTAGCAAAACGATTATCACCAACTACCATTGTGTTAGCTGTAACAGCATTACACTCGATAACTGTAATTCCAGCTACATTTGAACCATCTCTTGAAACAAAAGGAGGTATCATATAGTTTTCGTTGGCGTCTTTTTTCAATTTCATTTTATTGATGTCAGAAATATTCATAACCGCAAAGTTAGGAGTGTATTTAGAACCCCCTGTCAAAGTGATAGCCTCTGATACTTTTACAAGTAAATCGTAAATGTTAGCATCTGAAATTCCACTAGCAACTGGAGTAAATGCGTTTACAGAAGCTACTAAACCTGTAATTGTGTTACCAGCACCTGTAGCATTGATTACATCTGTATCAACTTTAATAGCTACGTTTGTTTCTAAGAACATTCCTAATTCAGCAGCAAACATTTGAGCATCTTCAAAGAACTCTTCTGTTACTGGCAAAGTATCACCAATCTTTTGAATTGAAATACTACCTTTTTTGAATTTAGCAGTTGATTCAGGAAAAA